CACCAACCGCTATTAACAAAAAAATGAAACCAATTATCAAAATCATATTTACTATATACATAGAATTTATTATTATAAGACACCCAAGAATAAATCTTTATGCAGGACCATCATATTTAGAACCATAAAACCCCCCAGATGTTTTAGAACACCACGCAGATTTTGTACCCTTTACTCCCCCACACCAACCATGGATCGAACAACACGCTTTACCGCCACAGCGGGTATTACCAAAGAGAGGACCACATCGACCATTCTTCGAAATAGGAATACCTGTGTCCAATCTTTTAGGTGGTGGGGCGATACGCTTAGCCACAGCCACCACCTTTTTCCCTGGTTTGTTTATCGCCATCTTTTTCACCGGTTTAGACGCTTTAGATTTTTTAACAATTTCTTTCTTCTTTTTCACTGGTTTGTTTATCGCCATCTTTTTCGCCGGTTTAGACGCTTTAAATTTTTTAATAATTTCTTTCTTCTTTTCCTCTTCATCTTCTTCCTCTTCTTCATCTTCATCTTCCTCTTCATCTTCATCTTCATCTTCTTCATCTTCCTCTTCCTCTTCCTCTTCCTCTTCTTTCTCCTTGACGGCAGCAGCGGTAGCGGCGGCCTTTGCTTCTTCTTCTTTTTTCTTTGCGGCTCGTCGCCTGGTGTATAAGAAAACACCAATGGCAATAACCATGAGCATCACCACAACTCCGATTATCATACTTATTATACATTACGTAAATATTTTTCTGATGACATATAGTAAATGCAAAGACCAATTCAAACTCTCATGATCGAAGCCATCATTATTGGTTTGATGAACGCGGGATTATTCTACATGCTCAAGATGCTCAAGATTATTGTACCGACCCACATGCTCCTTATATTATGTGGTGCACTGATCCACATTATTTTTGAATACACGGGGGGTAACGAGTGGTGGTGTCGTCGAACATATAAATTATAAAACTACTACTCCGTGGATTAAATTCTGAAGTTCTTCTCGTCGGGCACAACTCTCATCCCGAGCTCTCGTGAGTTCTGCGAGGTCACAGGAAAGATCGGTGACGATGTCGCGAGTGATGAGGTTCTGTCTCTCAAGATAACTTTTATAAAAGCCTCGTTCATCGGGTATGTGATGCCCTTTTGCACGAAGTTCTTCTATTGTGAGTTCGCGCATTCTAAAGCCAAGCTGTTGTGCTCTCTCCCGTACAGCGTCTCTTCTCACATTTGCTGTGATTCTCTGTTTAATCTTGAGGTATCTAAGTCTACTCTGTACTCGTTTTATTTCGTCCTCATATTCCCGAATGAAATTAACAAGGCGCTCAAGTTCGTGTCTCTCCACAACGAAACGAGTTTCTAGTCTAAAGTCGTCGTCATCATCTTCAGAGTCAGACTCAGTATCAGACTCGGGGAGACGACGTGGTGTGCGAATTCTTGGTATATGGGCGCCCGGTGATGTCGGTCTCGGGATGACTTTGTAAATATCTTTCATATCGTTACACATTTTCAAGTATTCCCCCTCTGGGATTGACTTGGAAATGAGGTCGATGGATTGCATAAGGCTGACAAGAGAGTCCATTGTTCAAGTTGAAATTACAAGTAATAGTCCTGACTTAGGTCTACATTCTTAAAAAAGTACTTGGCGCGCGTTGAGATTCCATTTTGGACGCGCACCTTGAACGCGTCTTCCATCATAGTATACGTCGAAATCATACCATCATAGTCCTTCCCTTGCTCACCTGCCCACGTCCGCAAATCGGTGACTGTATCCGGAATCGAAAAAAAGGTTCTCATATGTTTTTCACCCGCATTTTCAACATCTGGTTGTTGGCTTTCCATCTTTTGAGCAATACCATCCAATAGATCGAGTGTAGCCTCGTTAAATGTGATATCCATTGTAGCAAGACGACTATTAAAATACGTGTAAAAATAACGGACGATGCCCATTTCAAGTGGAACTTCAAACTTCTTGAACATTGGGGCGCTCAATTGAGGTGCGTGAAACTCCTTGAGGATGTTACACATCTTCAAGTAATCTCCCTCGGGAATGAGATGCGAGTTCTTGTCGATGAGCTGTAGGAGGGTTTCCATGGTTTGACTTACAATTACAAGTGCTAGGTCCGACTTAGGTCATATTTCTTCTAAACTTTCTAGACATCCATTGAGTTCGGAAATCTTTCTATTCAATCCTCGTCTATATAGTTCTCTATATGCATTTTCAAATTTAATATAAGATCTGTATAGTTTACGTACTCCTGTATCAAATTTAGTCCCAGCTTCACCTATATCACATCCATGTTCATCCATTCGTCGTCGAAGGGTTTCTTCGTCATAACGATCCAAATGTATCCCATGAAGACTACAGTATTGCGCTATGGCTTTTTCTTTTATAGATTTCGTGACACGTTTTACAGGTCTGTGTAGTACCAATTCACGTCTGATATATTCTATTTGATTTTCAATAAACCATTCTTCATTCATCAAAGACTCATTATAGAAATAATCGTGAAAGTGATCTAAAACATTGTCCGGTTCATTTTCGGAAAAAACATCAAAGCTTTCATAGTCAACAATTGTCCGTAAGTTTTGAGACGTTTTATCTTTGTACAACTTGCGCATGGTGTTACATAATTTCAAGTAGTCCCCTTCCGGTAGAATATGTGCATTCTGGTCTATGATTTGCATCACGGTTCGGAGGTCTTCCATGCTTAGTCTCTAATATGGTTTGTCTTCTAAGTAGGTTTCATCGAGACATTCGAGCTCGAAAATAATATTTTCGCGAGCATCATTCAACACTTTCAGTTGTTTTTCGATATAGACAGGCATGTCCCACGATGTCTCACACTCTTCATCGATCGCTTGATATCTCACGGATACGGTATTTCCCCGCAACACGAAATTATAATAATTTACAACTACTTCAAGATCTGATTCAACTTGTTTCAGTTCTTGGAGGAGCCATACGATGTCATCATTGATTGGGTCACTGGTAATCATTTGTCCGTCGATTTTATACATATTGTCACGACTTAGGTATATTTTTCAGTGATCTTCTTTTTGTACGCGTCATATTCGTCAGCTTTTTTAAAAGCCTTTTCTTCCAACTTGAAACCCTTTGTGAGAAGAGCTTTATCTTTCATGAGTTGTGTTTTAGTTGGATTTTCCATCTTGTCAATCTCGCGCCCATACGCAACAGAGTCAGCCTGGGCCTTCACCATATCTTCACCCGTCTTGATCCATTCTTTCCGGAGTTTCTCGTATTTCGTGGTTTCTCTCTTGTTCATCTTGGATGTGATTTTATTGGGAAGGAGTTTGGGTCCTTTCATATCTACTATAATCAATCATTAAAATTTATTCTCTCTATTTCACAATGGCACGGCATTTACACTCGTCGAATCATTTTGATTATTACATGGTATAAAAGTTACTTAGGATCTCATGCATATTTCACACTGAGCATATGAATATAATCAATGAGTTCATCGTCAGTTTTGTACACGAGGTCCTCATACGTGTATGCTCTTTTTAAGTGTGTGTCCATATATTTGATAGCCCTTTTAGCCTTTCTTTTACATACGAACAACTTCCACTTTTCCATAAGGGATAAGCGTTTATAGACATATTTAGGGAGATTCATCATATATTAATATTTGTATTAAAATTAAGAGTCGAGCCAATCATTAAAACACGTCGCCTTCCTGAGAATGTTTCGTCGTGACGAAGTATTTGAACTGGATATATTACTTCTGAGAAACGCTGCCCAATGTTCATTGTGTCTAACGTCATACAGAAATTCTGATAAATTTTCAACCGTTGCGCGCGGCTCATGCAATATGAGGTGTTGGACGAGCATAAGCTCGTACATGAAATAGAATTCACGGTCGTGCATAATGGTCATGAGAGTTTCAACTTTGCGCATGATTGCATATTCGTCAGTGCGTACGTCCTGATAAGCTTCGACAAGCTTTTCCATATTAGATAGGTTTGGCTTCTCATATAGCACCATGCGTCCATGATGAAAATTAACAATTAACATGAACATGACGACACGGTCCACCATCCTTGACATGTCATTACCCGTGCGGGCTGACATGCGTGCGAGGACATCTTCATACTTTTGACCGAGCGTCACCGCGAGCCGACACACATCGACACTTCTCGAACTATTCACAAGCTCACCGGCGGATAGCATGAGTCCAATATTAACTCGCCTGAACAGCTCCTGTTCTTGACGGGTTGTGATGTCAGTGTATTCGCACACGAGGACTTCACGGTTACGGAAGCAATCCTTTTCTTCGTGGGTGAATTCAGTATACAACTTACCCTTATAGGTGAACATAGCGTCTCGGCCATACACGCCGACAAATTCACATAAGACACGCAAACGGTGTGCGCCGTCGAGTAAATAACTCGCACGCTTCCCATCAGTAACACGCGTAGATAACACGAACGTTGTTTGAGAGGCGAGATTCAACATGACAGAGTCAATAAACAGGTCGCGTTCAGCTTGTTTCCAGGTCATGTCATATCTTTGAATGTCGGGATGCGGTTTCCACACGGTTGAACTGGAGGTTTGTTTATCGAGAATGGTACCAATACTTTTGCACGAGGACTTTGGCGCGAGAGCCTCCCACTCAGGACTTGGAAGCACACTCATTTTTTTATTAAAATACTAATTCCTTATGTTACTTAGGTTCATGAAATCCAAACGCTTTCATGAAGAATTTTTTGTCGGTGTGGCTATCGAAATAAACTCGGAAACCCTCACCATAATAAGGCTTGGGATCATCCAATTCCTCGGAGTCTGACTCTGATTCGGTCTCACTTTCGTAATCCGTACCATCTTCAGAGTCAGATACTTCTTCGATGTCCCAATCATCACCGAGGATCACAGTTGTGGCATCACTGTCACTGTCGCTACCACTCCATTCATCATCACTTCCGTCTGAAAGTGAGATCTCCGTGGGAGGACTGGGTTCGGATTCCGATTCGGATTCACTACCATAATAGTACGCGGTTTGAATAATCTTACGAACAGGGCGTGCCATCTTATCTATCCTTACCGCGCGACAAAGCCTTATGTTGGTTTTTCGGGATGAAAGTTCGCACAAAGTCCTTGATAAAGGACCAAAACCCGTCTCTCGCGATAGAGAATGCGAGATGTTGACGCATTTGAACATAGAAGTAATTCATCATACTTTCACCGACTAGAAAAATTCTAGACGATGTGCCAACGTCGGGAATGTTTCCTTTTTCCATGAATGTTCAAGGTGATTGAACATAGTGCGACGACACTTTGAATAATGAAGACGATCAATGATCGAATGGTCATCACAGTCTTGTCTGGGCGGCATATCACGCCAATTTTCAAAGTTTTTCGTGTACCACTCACTCTTATCCATGTTTTCAAGTTCTTCGTGTATGGATTCTATGAGTTCTTCACGTACATCCGATACATCATTGTACTCATCGATGAGATCACGCACACGTTTCGAATCCTCCTTTGCGTCGATTCGAGACACACGGGATCGCATGAGCTCTATCATGATTTCAAGTTTGTTTATGTACGTATTATACTCTGTGTAATCTTCATCATTAATATACGCGTATCGTCGTTTTCTTTTGAAGTCAGAGAGGGCGTCTTCATACTTCGAAAGAAGTGTGGTAAATTGTGTATTCATGTTACATTACACATACCAATCATCTTTATCTAAGTTTTCGTAATGCCATCGCCTCGGGATTTGTAAGATCACTTCTTCTCCTACTTCATTCTTAGCGACGACGGTGTCGTATTCGTCAATTACCCGAATAGGTTTCGGGGCAACGTAACTGAAGATGTTCGTGAATATATTGGCGACGGCTTCCATTTTATAGGAGCAAATGGAGGTTCAAGCTCTATGTCTTCGTATAATATTTTTTTCCAAATGATTTGCTGAACGTCTGAACACAAATTATTCGTGGCCAAACAGAAAGCTATTCTGAAATCGTCGGTGACGAGTGGGATGTAGTCGCACATTCGTCTTGATTTTCTTGAGACTTTATTTCACTTAGGATGTCTTCTCGTTCAAGTTTATATTTTTCGAGTTGAACATCCAAGATGACTCGGCGCGGGGCGTCCCACACCGCAGCCTTAATCCAAGTACACGCGTGTTCGATGTAATGAACACCCATCGTCATTAAAGTGACGTACACGGCTTTCAGATACCCCATTTTTGTTTTGAAACGTCGCATTTTTTTATGTATGTATATTTCAGAATGTCGCTCGACGATATACCGAAGCGAACGCAATATATCCTTTTAGATTCGGAATTCGTAAACGGTACGAACAATGTGTTTTCTCTCGATCTCACATTGAAATCAAACACACACGTAGAAGATATGAATCGTGTCATGGGTGTCAAAATGGTTGACTTCTATATCACTCAGGTCGGTGAAAATACATCGAATCTGAACACGGATATCGCAAAATTTGTGGACGTCGTGTGTCCAGAAATTCCAAAGGTCGGTCAAATGCTCGATGAAAGACACGGACAAGTCCTCGCACGAGTGCCACTCGAAAGACATTTCAGTGGGTCGAGTGGTATCGTGTTACGAGATAAGCAATGGCGATCATTTCAACGCACAACCAATTACTTTAATCCGATTTCAATTAAGAAGTTGAACTTTCAAATTTACGAACAACAAGACGATGGAGATTATTTACTCTTACAACCCGATGCGAAGTGGTACATGGTACTCGAAATCACGACGGTGAATGTCAAGGAAAAGCCAAAAGATCGTGAGCTTCAAATATTACAAGCACTAGAACAGCTTACAGCAAAGATAGATACTCTTAATAAAAATGTACAAAAACTTCCAGACACACCGATCGAAGAGCGTCAAAAGAAGAAATATCCATTCAGTTATTTGATCGGATTCATCGTCTTGGTTTTTGGTTCTTTCGTTTGGTGGGTGAACCGGGTGGTCTCGGTTTAAATACAATTTTCACGTGGTATATATACCCATTATTATCGTGAGCCTTCTCATAAAAACTAGTTCTTTTCTTAGGATTTATGAGACGGAACGGTTTTCCGAGAGGTACGTGCTGCATGTTTATGAATATTATCAAGGTCGAGTTTCACTTAAGCCTTTTTCGTAGTCTTCTTCTTCGTGGCGGTGGTCTTCTTAGCCTTCGGCTTTTCTTCGACCGGTTCTTCGTTCACTTCATCAGCGACCGCGACGGGTTCCGGCTCAGCGACCGCGACGGGTTCCGGCTCGGGGACCGCGACAGGCTCGGGGACCGGCACCGGCGCTGGGGCTACCGGGACTTCCGCTGGGATCGCATCAACGATACGCGCGAGAAGGTTGTACAGTCGAACCTTATCGATTCGCACACGAACGAGTTCATCTCTGATTTCTTGCTTGATCGCTTCCATGGTTATATATATTAAAAGAGAGATTATCTTTATACCAAATGATCTTCGTGGGTCCAACATTGAAAAGTGGAATTGGACAACACACATTCAAGTATACAAAACTATTTCCTGATGCACAATACTTTGAGTTTGGACAAGAGATTCCCGAGTGTGAGCATGCATTCATGTTTGTCATTCCTTTACCACATACAATCAACGCTATTCCATACGTCAAATCACGAGCGAAACATGTGTCGTGCATGACCGTGTGTGAAACCGAAACCGTACACGAAGATTACGGAAAGATTTTCGAACACTTTGATACGGTACTCGTGCCAAGTGCATTCTGTCAGCGCGTACTTTCGAAACAATTTCCAATGACGACATTCAAAATCGTACACGTACACATTCCATACGAACCAACATACACGTTTTATCACATCGGAAACATCGTCGACGATCGTAAAAACTTCCGGGGCATTCTCGAGGCGTTCATACGCTTGAATGATCCAAACACACGTTTACTCGTGAAAGCCACATGTAATCAAGACGTTGCGATCAATCTTCCGCGAGTCAAAGTCATCAACGGACTCATTTCGGATGAAGAAATGGAAGACATTCACGCGATGGGTGATTGTTACGTGAGTTTTTCTAAATCGGAAGGTGTAGGTATGGGCGCTGTCGAGGCGGCTTTACACGATAAACCGATCATCATCACAGACTACGGGGGTGCTTCAGAATATATTAAAACACCGTATACGATCGAGTGTGAACTTCAAGAGTTGGAGAGGGACGACTTTCTCTTCAAAAAAGGAATGGTTTGGGGAAAACCAAATCCGAACCAACTCTTGGAATTCATGCGCGATGCGTCACAAAAGAAACTTCGATCCATGGATCATACATTTACAAAAAATCTCGTAGGAAAAGAAAACGTCTTAGAAGAATTCTTGGTCCACGTAATTGGCAACAAAAACACCGAGACCAATCAAAATGGTACCTGATGTGACGTTACCTTGTTGCGCGATGAGAAACGCGACGATGTCGTCGATGAACTTGATACCCGATGGTTTCTTTGCGAGTTTAGGAACGAGAACACTCACGGCGATATAAAAGGTCATGGCTAGAATAACAGGTCTGAGGGTTTCCTGATCTAACATTTATAATGTAACTACATTTTAATCCTACTCATAATATCTGCGAGATTTGCGACATCCCCAATCTCTTTCGTCGTGACTTTATGTTTTCTACAATAGTCTCCACACACGGCTCTGAAGTGACACCTCTTTCCAGCCATAGTCGTGGCTGAACAAATCTTTGCTTGTGTGCGCATCTCGATTTGATTTTGTTCCGGTGGTGCGTCTAAAACTATGATCTTCCTCTGCATGCGCGCATCTTTCATTTCTTGTTGTTTTTGTTTACACTTCCACACGGCATTCGCGAGACGATAACACCGCTCGTCCGGCTCGCGAACACCGTACCGATCCATCGCGCGCTCGAGGCACATATTCCACATGGAATCATGAACGACTTGCATTTTTACTATGAGAATCCATACATTCGAAAATGACTTAGGTGTCTAAGTTTCACCAGCGATCGTTGAAAGATACAAATCGATCTCACCCGCGAATTCCGGACACCGTTCGACAGTCTTTTTTGTCACCATATCCTGAACGTTTGTCACGTGTTCTCTGAACTTTTTCATGTCAACACCTGTCATGTTATGAATTTGTGAATCTGTTGCAATGTCTAACATTGCATACATATATGCAGCTGCATAGTTGGCGTGGAGAACCGCCATCAATGGCGCGGCGTCCTGTTGGGCCGCTGTCGCGTATCGTGCCGCTTGTCTCATGAGTTGTTTGATTGAACTCTTGAGGCTAGTATTTGAACTATGTCTCATAGCAAACATGACAACGATGATGATGATTCCTACCAAGTAAAGCATCGCTCTATACTAGACAACACTAAAATTATTCCGGGTAGTTGTAAACCTAAGTAAAGAATTGACACCACAAAAGTTAAAGAAGAATGGGTGAGAGTGTACAAAAACTTACCCACATTGAACATGTTCTTAAAAGACCAGACTCGTATGTTGGTCCAGTGGACATCAGTTCCGAACCCTACTGGATTTTTCACAAAACTGATAATCAATTCAAAAAGAAGAATCTCAACTATTCACCAGCTTTGCTCAAGATTTTTGACGAAATATTGGTCAACGCAATTGACCGAAACTCTGTACATCCGAAGACTGTTACGAGCATCTCGGTGGGGATAGACAAGGACACTGGTGCCGTCACCATTGAAAACAATGGACCTCTTGGTGGTGTTGGCGTTCGTATGCATGAAAAGGAGGGTATTTGGAATCCGGAACTTACATTTGGACACCTACTCACAAGTACAAACTACGATGACAACAAAAAGAGAATCGTTGGTGGCAGAAATGGATACGGTGCCAAACTCACCAACATCTACTCTTCGGAGTTTTGTATAGTCATCAAAGACAGTGAGACAAAACAGACATACTGTCAAAAATGGGAAAATAATATGACAGTGTGTCATCCTCCAAAAATTACAAAACATTCTGGTTCAACATCTTCGGTTTCAATTACTTTCATTCCAGACTGGAAAAGATTTGGTATGAAATCTATCGATAATAACATTTACAAGATTTTTGAAAAGAGAGTGTGGGACGCAAACATCTGTACGACATCGAACTGTAAAGTCAAGTTTCAAGGGGAAGCCCTTCCCAAGACGTCCTTTGAGGCGTACGCCAAGATGCACGAAGGCGTCTCCGAGATCTCATCGGTGACCACAGATCGCTGGTCGGTGTGTATTGGCCCTTCGGAAAATGGTCTTGAACAAGTGTCATTCGTGAACGGTATCTGCACCACGAAGGGTGGAACCCACGTGGATCATGTCGCGTCATATCTCGCGTCGGGTATCATTGATGAGATGGCAAAGAAGATCAAATTGAAGCCACAACAAGTCAAGAATACATTTAACATCTTTGTCAAGGCGACCCTTGAGAATCCAACCTTCTCGAGTCAAGTCAAGTCGGAGTGTACCTCAAAGGCTCAAGACTTTGGCAGTAAGTTTGATCCACCCAAGAACTTTATCAAGAATGCACTCAAGACTGGTATTCAGGATGAACTCACAGCACTCTCAAAGTTCAAGGAAATGAAGGAACTCAAAAAGACGGATGGTGCACGAAAGTCTAAAATTACTGGTATTCCCAAGTTGGATGATGCAAACAAAGCAGGGACGGTGCAATCTGGAAAGTGTACGCTCATCGTGACGGAAGGTGATTCGGCAAAGACTCTCGCAGTTGCCGGTCTCTCGGTGGTTGGTCGTGATCACTACGGTGTCTTTCCCCTCCGTGGGAAGTGTAAAAACGTCCGGGATGCATCCGTAGTACAGTTAACATCAAACCAAGAGTTCAACGACCTCAAGAAGATCCTGGGTCTTCAACAAGGCAAGGACTATCAAGATCTTTCCGAGCTTCGTTATGGACGTCTTATGATTATGACGGATGCGGATAATGACGGTTCCCACATCAAGGGTCTTATTCTCAATATGATTCACTATTTCTGGCCTTCGCTCCTCAAGTTGGGTTTCGTAGTTTCTATGGTGACACCAATCATCAAGGCGTCCAAAGGTACACAATCAAAGTCATTCTACACAGATTCCGCGTTCCGTAGCTGGTATGGCAATGGACAACCTGGTTGGAAAATCAAATACTATAAGGGTCTCGGTACGAGCACGAGTGCCGAGGCTCGAGAGTATTTCAAGAAGATCCAAGACTTGACTGTCAAGTTTGATATGGATATTATGACAGATAAATCTATTATTCTCGCCTTTGACAAGAAGAAGGCGGATGACCGAAAGACCTGGCTCCTCGAGAGTACGGCGATGGATTCCACAGAACTAGAAGTTCCGTATGGATCTGTGAAAAACTTGAGCATTACACACTTTGTTCGCAAAGACTTGGTGAATTTCAGCCTAGCGGACTTGAAGCGTTCCATCGCCCACATGGCCGATGGCCTCAAGCCTTCGCAGAGAAAGGTCATGTATGCGTGCTTCCACAAAAACCTCAAGGATGAAATGAAGGTGGCACAGTTGGCGGCGTATGTTGCGGACAAGTCGGCCTACCATCACGGCGAAGTATCCCTCGCAGATACGATTGTCAAGTTGGCGAATGACTACATGGGTTCAAATAATATCAATCTTCTCGAGCCGTGTGGTCAGTTTGGGACGCGTCTCATGGGTGGTAAGGATGCGTCTCAAACGAGGTACATCTTCACAAAGCTGACCAAAGATGCCCGCAAAATATTTGATCCTAGAGACGATCCCGTACTCAATTATCTGGATGATGATGGTCGCTCAATTGAACCAGACTTCTATATGCCAACACTTCCAATGGTGCTCGTGAACGGCACGGAAGGTATCGGTACAGGATTCAGTTGTTATGTACCCCCATTCAACCCCAAGGACATCAAGGAGAACATTCTTCGCGTGCTCGATGGTCGCGCGGTCAATGAAATGAAGCCGTGGTTTAGGGGTTTCAAGGGTAAGGTTTTCAAAGAGGATGGCACTTGGATCACCGAAGGTGTGTGGCGAGACACGGGTTCACGACTCAAAGTCACTGAACTTCCACCGGGTCGCTGGACACAAGACTACAAGGAGCATTTAGATGCTCTCGTGGAAAAGAAAGTCATTTCGGGCTTCACCAACAACTCAACGACCGATGATGTTGATTTTGAAATATTTGGATATACGGGTAAGGATATCATCAAGGATCTCAAATTGCGAAAGTCTTTTCACACGTCGAACATGCACTTGTTTCACCCAACGCGAGGTATTCACAAGTATGCGAGTCCGGAAGATATTCTCAAAGACTTTGTCAAACTCCGAGCCGAGCATTACGTTAAACGAAAAGAACACTTACTCAAAGTGCTCGACACACGGGCGACGATGTGTGGGTACAAATCCAAGTTTGTCACCATGGTGATCGAAGGTGATATTGTTGTTTTCAAAAGAAAGAAGGATGATCTCGAACGACAATTATCACAAATATTTCCCAAGATTGGTGGTACATATGATTATCTTCTCAATATTAAGACTGTTCAATATACGGATGAATGTGTCAAGGAACTTGTGAAAGAGGCAAAGCAGGCGCGCGAAGAACTCGGAATCATGAAAAATACGAGCCACATTGACATGTGGAAAACTGATATTAAAAATTTGTAGACATAGAATAAGTATGTGCGACGTCAGTGGCGCGAGCACCGGGGCGATTTTGTCCTTGAACGCACTCGGTAAGCAAGATACATATTTATTATCCGAAAAAACGGATGATTCCTTATTTAAATATGAAGAGAAGAGACATTCCAACTTTAGTCGTTTTCATAGAACCACGACCGTCTACAATCCAGGCGGAAAACTTACATGGCCGTTCAATGAACGCATCAAGGTGACCTTGAATCCACAAAACGCGGGTGACCTTTTGAGTAACATGTATATCAGTCTCACACTTCCAGCGCTCCCGAGTGGTCGAAACTACGCCGATCAGGTTGGACGACACCTGATAAAGAGCATCACCATGCGCGTCGATGAATTCGAACTTGAAACCATATATGATGATTGGATGATCATTTATGATGAATTGTATCTCGAAATGTCTGAAAAGATTACGAACAAGTTTTTGATCAATCGAATGCTTCCGTATGACACGGCTGTCGACACACCGCAGTATGCGCAGTATGAATCAGATGTCATCATTCCCATTCCCTTTTTCTTTTCGAGAAAGTATGCGAGTGATGAATACGACACGAACAAACCAAATCGCCCGTATTTTCCTTTATGTGCGATTCATAAACAAAAGCTTGAATTTGAAATTGAATTTCATCCACAAACATTCTTCTCGGATACGAATTCAACATTGACACTTCCCGAATTTCACATTGTGACGGAAGAGATGACGATCGACCCGGCCGAGCGACGGTTTTATATCACAGAAGATACGACGTTCATCACGGATGTGGTCAAGAAACACCCAACGACCGAAACCGAAATTGGTAAAACCATCGTGAAGAACAATTTAGTTCCATCCATCCCTGTCAAAACACTTCACTGGTTTTTACGAAACAAAAAGTTTGAAGACGTGAATGTGGCGAGAGGTCCCGGAACACCGGATCAGGCATACCTTGACGCATACGAGATTCCCGGATCTGTGGGTGCAGACTACTATTACTTCCAGAATAGGTTCAATTTTTCAAGTGTGCTCGACTTCGATCAGTTGTACGCATTCTTTTATCCAGTCATGGACTCGGCAAAGTTTTATATTAATGGGAACGATCTTCCAAATATTACGAGTGCAAATCATTCATATTACAAGTATATGACACCGTTTAGGGCGCGACTATCTCGACCGTATAGAAATATTTATACGTATTCCTTCTCGATGTATCCGGCAAATGTGGAGCCATCGGGAAGCCTGGATTTTAGTCAGATAAAGTCAGAAAAAACAAACATAGAGTTAAACCTAAAGAGTGGACTTACCGATCAATATTCATTACATATGTACTATACAGGGTATCAAACGTTTAAATTTTCAAAGGGATTCATGTCCCTCGCTTATTAAATAATGTCGTCTTGTTATCCTTAATGTATTCAATGATTTTGTTTTTGATACACCATTTGATGAAATTCAATTGTGCGAGCGTTGTTTGAATTTCATGAGATGTTCCCGGAACCGTGTACGAGAACTTTTGGGATCTACAAAACGGGTCAAAAAATCGTTTACTGTATCCATCGAGACTTGATTTATATGCACAATGCACTGTGAAGAGTTTTCCATCGGTCGTCGTGAAACTCGTATGGTTCTTCTTTGCGTAGTTTGTGATAAACCATTCGAGATTTCGGAGTGAAATTCCACTCGATTTGTCAAGGACGTTCAGTAGCGTAGATCTATTCTTTTCTTCACCGTAAAAGTTGTTGATGGCATGTAGTAGAATATCAGACTTGTTCATTACTATAGTATACCCTTCAAATCTATAAGCTTGTTTGAGGTCGAGGATGCTTCACAGGCTGGACACCCCTTCATGAATATAGGTGGAAACCCATGTGTATGTACTGGACCACCGGCTCGAACGACGGATACTGGTTCGAAAGTCTTCTTCTGTATCAGATGTGTATCACAATACCCACCATTCTTACCACGCCGTGTACACCTATGCCCATCCTTTTTTACACCTCGACACATGAGGTTTTCTGAAATATGAGGTATGTCTCTCAACAAAAGTTCCATGGAAATTCCATGTGTCTTTGATATCTTTTCTATGTACTGTGTGAGTCGCTCACTCACACGTTTCTCCACTTCCTCTTCAAACACCTGTGTTAGTACACTCGACATTAGACTTACTCTTTTCACGTTCGTAGTTTTTAAATAACGTTTCGATCGATGTCTTTGGCGCTTTCTTTTGACGCGGTGGTTTGTGTTGGGCAATAATCTCACCAAAGATCTCTTCTTTTGGATTATCATACAATGGATCAAGGAGGTCGCACACAGGTGTTAAAAATTTATTGAGGAAATAATAATGGTAATCGACCGGGATACCATGTTCCTCTACATATTTTGGATCCTCGGATTTCTGATACGCTTTGGCTTTGGGATCTTCGGTCTTTGTGAGAAGATAGGGCACCCGATCTCCAGATTGTGGTTCCGAACCAGGTCGTCGTTCGCGCATCTTATTATGCACCTGAACATGCGCCATATTAATATCCCAACTTTTCGCAACATCCGAAATGTGTACCGGGTTCCCCTTGACTTTGTAGGTATCCGAGAGACCCTGGCTCAACACAAGTTTATCGTTTGGAATGTCTCCGGAGAGAAGTTCAATCGCACGTTCTCTGGCCAATTGTTTAGGTGGTTCAGTATCACTCGAATCAAGAACAACGTCGAGAAGTTCTTTGCACACTTCGCGTAGATGAGGTGTGTTATCGCGACGAACAATCTGAAGACCCTTAATGTCTATGTAGTCCATGTGCATTTTGTCATCCTTTCCCTTGGTCCACAACTTTGCAGCGTATCTCTTCTTTGAATAGAGGAAATATGGCCAATATACCTTTTCGAGTTCCAAATTGTTTGGTTTCTTGAAAAGTGCCGTACACTCTTCAGCCGCCTTTTCACCAATCGTCCATGAATACTCAATAGCTTCTTCACCTTTACGATCACCGACGTCAAATTCAACCATGACTGAATCCGTGTCCCCGTACCTCACCTTCGCCCCCGGAAAGTTCTTTTCAACGTAATTCTTTGTTTCTTCAATCATAGACCGACCCTTCGACGTCGTCGTCGATGCGATGGGTACACACGGCAACATACCCTTTCCAGCGCCCGTGAATCCATAGACAGAGTTCATGGAAATCTTATACGCCAACTGTTTTCCATTAAACATTTCCTTCATCGCACCGGTCGATGCCGCCATATCCTTCTTTGCTTGTTTTCTAAATTGTTTCAATTCCAAAAGAATGCTCGGTAAAAGACTCGGAACATCCTGAGCGAATTTGTACTTTTTACCACCAACTTCAAAGACTTCATACGTCACACCAGGTATGTTTCCATACTTTTTCTCATCCATGACCCATGTAGAATAACATAGATTATGCGCCATGATGATCGATGGATACAGCGCTTCGAAATCGAGGGCGGTGATGGGTGTATAGTACGCCCCTTTTTGCGCATCGAGGACCGTCGCACCCTCGTACGGTTCTTCAGGAATGGCGCCGTATTTAATCGTCGGGACCATGAATCCCATTTCACGCGCCTTCTTTGTCAATTGTGAAAACACCTTGATTTGTTGTCCCCGTTCAACCAGATAGTTGAGTGGTACCCACGTCGCCTTGGCCATTTCCAAAAGGTTCAGAAGTGTACACAGATGTTTTACAAGTCTGTGTGGAAGCAAAGTATCCTTGATACAATATTCCGCGACTTCTCGTAATTTCACAGGATCTTCCTCTTTGTATCGCGCAAACATTTCTTTGGCAGGCATATCAATCTTTTGATCCCCGAGATACAACTTTGAAACATTGTCCAACTTGTATGAATCCAATTTGTACCCCTTCTTGACTTCATGAAACAAATCAAAGATGAATCGTCCAGGCATCGGAAGGAGTTTAAGTTCATTATCTCCGAGTGCACTCGACGAGAGTTTCTTGTATACCATTTTACACTCGTGTTCCTTGAGTCGACCGAGTTCATAGAAATCGGGGTCGCATCCAACCAATTGTGCGCGTTGATAAATGTATTCCATATCGAAACCAAAGATGTTCCAACCGGTAATGATGTCCACATTCTTTTCATGAAGATACCTTTGGAATGCATGAAGCATCTCACGCTCAGTCTTGAAGCTCACGATGTTTGCACCTTCTAGGTTAGGGTCCGTGTTTTTGTAACACAGACACGTTTTATCATAGGGTACATCCGAGCCAAACGTACACAGAGAGATTGCGATTTGAAAGCATGCGTCTCCAGGAACGAGTGCATTTGGAAACTTACCCGTCGAACTGTTTGATTCAATATCAAGCGAGGCCACAACGAACGGTGCGGTTTCATTCTTGTCCACGGGTGTGAGTGTTTGCCAATCGTTACAGAAGAGATCAATATCCGTACGTGCGAGATACGATCGAATGCATTTAGACCCAGTATCAAGCCACCCACTCGATTGAATCCCGGTTCGGTGCATGAACCTCAGGACAGGATCGATGTTTGATTCGTACACGTGATATTTTTTGAACTCATCATTATACATGAACAATGAATTCACCTTGCGTCTCGCCACGAGACTTTTGAAATTTAGGCGCATGAATGCAAACTTTTCATTATTTTGAAACCCCCACACATCCTTTTGTTCGGTCAAAGAATATGACGTCACATGGTTAGGTCGAAGTTTATTCAGTTGATCATACAGGAGCTGAACTTGTTGTTGTGAAGTTCCAGACGGAAGTTTTACGAAGAAGTACGGGTCGAAGCATGTCGTGACACAGACCGACTTTCCTTGCTCAGTCTTTCCGAAGATACTGATCAAATGTTCGTCTCCTTCTTCAGAGTCTCGTGCCTCCCACGTCAGTGCTTGGAAGACCACCATTATGTGTTGTGTATACATCGAGCCAAAATTTTAATATGCTTATTATATAAATGTCAGCAGCCTTGATTGATCTTGTATCTAAGGGTGCCCAGGATGTGTACATCACGGGTGAACCTCAGGTCAGTTTCTTCCGTCAAAACTACAGGCGTCACACGAATTTTTCTATTAAGCCGGAACGCATGGATTACATTGGTACTTTCGGCTCCAACAATGAAGTCACCATTCCGATTCGTTCCAAAGGTGATATGCTTGGATACGTATGGATCGAAGCGCAAAATATTTCCAACGTCGCGACGAACACCGATGGTTTGTTCTCCGCGAATGCCGCCAAGCCTACGGAGTTCCTCTTGTACATTGGTGGCCAAGAAGTCGCGCGTCTCGATTCTTTGTACATCCAGGGTGTGCACAACATCGTCTACAAAGAAAACCAAGCCCGGGCGTCTGCGACTGTCACGACCACTGAAATTAAGGATAACGCGAAGGGTGTTGACGGCGCGTCTGATTACTACTTGATTCCATTCTTCTTCAGTGAAGACTGGACCAAGTGCCTCCCACTCGTGGGTTTGCAATATCACGAAGTTGAAATTCGTGTGAAGTGCCGCGATGGGTTCACGCCTGCTGAAACGCCCAAGGTTTACGGTATGTACGCGTACCTCGACAGCGATGAACGCAAGTTTGTCACTGAAAACGAACACGAACTTCTTATTACCCAGACGCAATACCAAATGGCGTCCAACACTGATACCGAAATCGATCTCACGTACTTTAACCACCCGACCAAGGCGATTCACTTGGTTTCCGGGAACGCCACTGCGGGTACGTGGGACACGATGTACACGTTTGATGAAGCGAGTATGTACATCAATGGTGTCGCGCTCTTTGAAAATATGTCCAAGACGTTCCACCACAACCTCGCACACGAAATGCACGCCCAAAACCTCGCGGATTCTACCTTGGACACTGCGCCTTTGTTCACGTGGCCGTTCTGTTTGACTATGAACAAGTCACAACCGAGTGGTAGCTTGAACTTCTCTCGCATCGATAGCGCCAAGCTTACGTTGACGAACCCGACCGGTGGTAACCAAATGCACCGCGTTTATGCGGTCAACTATAACATTCTTCGCATTAAGAATGGCATGGCTGGGGTTGCGTTTGGGAACTAATTTCTACTTTATACATATTCACATTCGACACATTTTTGTCGTCACGACTGTAATATTATTCGTGACGACAATGACATTATTTAAAAATAACAGTTTATATTTAAGTAGAAGAATGGACCTGGTTCCAATCAAACTCATCAAGAACAAAGATGTTCGTAATCGATTATTGAAGGTGAAGCTCGAAACCAATGAGATTGATACGAGTGACTATATCGAGAGTCGTATGAAGACGAATGCCGCGGCAAAGTATCTCATGGCGATCGAAGATGCGAGTGAAGTAGCCAAGCAACTCATTCAAGGGCGTGGTATTTTTGAAAATATTGCAAAGGATATCAAAAAGGAATCGAATTATGATTTCAAGTTTAATTGTCGTCGAACGTCTCGCATGACGAAACCGATTTCATCGCATCATAAAGGTATTCAATATCTTCATATAGCACACACATATCCCGGTGGTGATGGACATTATGCACTCGCAAAAGTGAATCATAACAATAAAGTGATTCATTTATTCAATTCAATGGGCGCGGGTCGTGCAGAATTCAAGAATGAACTTCGAACCGTATATGGAAATACATATACCATACGAAACAAGACTGCTACATTTCAACCGACGGGAGGATTTGTCACCACGGATGTGGACAATTACAAAGAACTTCTTCGAAATACAAAGATCAGTGTACGCAATGTCGAAAAGTCATTTGAGATTTCTCAGTATGATGAAATGTCACAACACCACTTTTGTTATATCGAAGCATTCATCGCCATGATGCATGACACACTCGGAACGCCGCTCGGACCAAAAGACCCACGAGACCGACTTGTATTCATAAAGCGTGTGGTATGGGGTCTCATTCACAAGTATGTACCACCATCTCAACGAAAGACTCTCAAATGGAAATACTTTGTGACGAACTTTCCATATTATATTAGAGTTACGAACGCTGAAGGTAAAAGGTTCAAGTTAAATCACATCGCACAGATACCGAATGGTGAACGAATGCGACGAAGTGTGGTCAAGATTGATTTCACGAGTGCCATCAATAGTTCTTGGTCTCTCACGCAAATTGTGAATTGGGCGGGAAGTAAAATATGAGTGTATTATAAATGGTTCTTCCATTCATCCTTATCGGAGGTCTCGCGACAGCGGCGGCATACACATACTTTGGTGAAAACCTTATCACTTCCCAAGAAGCCAAGAGGTTGATTCGTTCAGGAAAGATAAAGAAGGTCATCGATGTTCGTACGATGGCGGAATACAGAGCTGGTCACTATCGCGGCGCGCTTCACATACCTGTGAATAAGATCAATAGGAAGACAACGACTGAACTTCCAAAAAAGGGTTTGCTCGTCTACTGCAACACTGGACAACGGGCCAGATTTGCGGCAGAGAAATTAATTGATTTAGGTTTTGAAGATGTGTATTACATTGCTGGGCACTACTCAAGTCTCAACTGAG